TTCACTGATATTTGTTTTATGTTTATCTATCATACCAGTTATCTCTGTAAAGTTTGCTTCTTTACCATTAAATATTTCTGTAGCCTCTACTGCTATTCTTTGTGCAAGATCTCTATCAGATAAGATACGCATAATATCTTTTGCAATTTCTTTACTAGGTTCTTGTGTTTCTTTTATATCTTCTACTAATTCACTAAACTTTTCTTTAGCAGCACGAGTTAATGCAGGATTAAATATTGCAGTGTGTAAAGAATATAACTCATCAACTTTTATATCTTCTTCATATTTATCATGAGCTTTTTGTATTGTATCATACAGAGAACTTATGTCTCCAGAAAATACTGTTGGAGATAGTATGCCTTTGTATTGTGTATAAAATTTTTTATTAAGCATAAGCCTAATCATCTGTTTTTCTATCATCCAACCCCTTTCTTAATATTAATTCTATAGCATCCATAATAGCTTGATCTCTTTGATTCCATTCAGATCTATTCATATCTTTTATATCATGTTTCCAAGAAACCCAGCTATCAAGAACTTCTTGTTTCATTTTCCTGTCCATAAAACATCTCCCTTATTTGTTCTGTGTTGTAGTATTTTAAGTCATCCTCTAGCGGTTTAACTATTACATTGTCAAATCCAGATGATCTTAAATCTTTTGCCATGTCATATGCTTTTGTTGTAGCATCTCTATCTAAACATATATATAAATCTTTATATGGTTTTAAGTGTGACTTTTGTATATCTTTTAATTTAGTACCCATGATTGATATACCTGTAAGTATATTAGATACTGCACAAGCAGAAGGACAATCCTCTACTATTACTGCATCATTACATTCACCACATTTAAACGGTACATCTTTATTACCATACATAAACCATTTAGGAAAATCATTTTTATTTAATGATCTACCTACTGCACCAACTACTTTGTGTGATACTCTATTCTTAACTAAGAATACAACTCTGTTTTGTTTAACATCGTATTTAAAATCTGCTCTACCCCATGACCAAGACTCCCAACAATTATTATTAGATAGCCAACGCATGGCCTTTTCGTTTGAGTATATTGATTGAAAGCTATCTGGTATTGTAAATTCTTTATCTTCTATGTGTAATGTTTTATTACCATGAAATACTCTGTCTACATAATGCATATTCTTTTCCCCCTTGTGTTTACCTTTTGCGTTACATGATGCGTGGAAGCAGTACCACCCTATTTTATTTTCAGTTGTATCTATAGACAATGTGTTTTTTCCATTACAGAATGGGCAATCCATTCTTGTTTGAGTTTCTGTTGGTATACCTAAACCTTTTATAACTTCTAACTGTTGTCTATAATTCAACCTGCACTTCCTCGTATGTTATTGTGTATCTATCTGTTGAATAAAAATCATTTGGTTCAACTTTCATTAGATTATGATTAAGATAGTATGCTACGTTATTTTCTATTTTTTCTATTGTTGGTTCTGCCTCTATTGGAATTATCGCTACTGCCTCTATCCCTAGTCCTGTTAATCTTACTTTGTATTTTTTCATCTTCTTCCCCCTTATCAGAAAAGTTTTCTTTTGTCAAATTATTTTTTCTTAATTCCTTGTAATACTTTGGATGTTTCCATACGAACATTTTTTGTACCTCCCTTGTACTCTTTATACCATGATGTATCTCTACCTTCTTTCTTACACCATTCGTAGTGGTTTTCAAGTATTAATCTTTCATTTACAAATCTCATGATCCTACCTGCTCTATTATTCTTAGTGTAAATGGTTCAACATCTCTGCTGTTGTCAAAATCATTTATAAATTTTTTTACAGATTTAATTTGGCTAGGGTCTATTTCTAATTCTTTATGGCCAACCCATAATTTAGGTTCATCATATTCTAACTCTACCTCAATATCTATTTGGTAATCTTCACTTCTCGTAGGGTCATACTCGTGCCTTAATGCTAATGCAATAGCACAACTATCTGAACAACATCTATCACCCATAGTTATATCTTGATCTTTTACTTCTACAAATCTAATCATAGTTTACCTTTCCTTTCCTTTCTAGTTACATATGGTAATTTAATTAGTTGATTACTTATGTTACCTTTCTTACTTGTCCAAACAATCAAAACATTATTGTCATGATCCATTGGTTTGCCATCATATTTCTTTATGGCTTTCTTTAGACTCATAGCTTCGATATGTTTTTTATCTCCACCAGTTCTTATAAATGTATATTGTTTCATATTTTTTTTACTCCGTGTTATCATAGTTAAATGGTGGCTTTTTTATCTGATTACACCCTGGAACACAACTTAGCTTAACAACCTCCATGCATGGCAAATCTTAGTTAAGTACCACCATAATTTATTTATTAAATAGCTCTACCACATCCTCATCCCATAGGTCAACTGAAAAAGACTTACCTTTTAAATCAAATGAAAACTGTGTACCCATACCATCAAGGTATTGGCCTTGTCTATTTATCTTGCCACCTAATTCTTTTATAATTGTTTGTATTAATATTTTTGCTATCTTACCTTGTGTCATTTTTTATTCTCCTGATAATATTGTGCATCAATTTTTTTAGATTCAAATTTGTCATGTTGATATAGCTCTGCACCATCTGACTCTAGATTGTCTAACAGATTTAATGCTTCAGCTATGGCCTCTGCTGTATGTTTATTATCACAAAAACATAACACATTTTGTTTTCCATTTTGCAAATCAAACATAACTGCATTTCCATTTGCATAGTTATTGCCTTTGTAACTCTCTTTAGTTAGCATATCTTTTGTTATATATTCATCATCTAATATCATTAGTGTTCCTTGTAACTTACTTGTTTAATTGATCGACTCCAACAGGCACGACAACTACCACACTCACCATTTTGTTTTGGTGCAGGACATTCTCTACCTTTGTGTCTTTTATCTTTATGCACACCAGATGTCCACTTCCAAAACTTAGGCGGTGGACTATCTACTTTAGTAGCTGATACTCGTAGGCATAAATTCTTTGGTACATCTTCTTCTTTGATCTGATCTATAATCTGATACTCTCTAGTAGCTAACCAATATCTTATGTGGGGTGTAAGTTCACACACCTCAAATATCTTCATCAAATGTCCATAAGATTGTATGTCTCCAGAGTCAAACCATCTGTGGTATCTCTTTGATTTTATTATGTTTTTATACTTCTGTGTAATAAGTTCTGCCATATAATCTACCCACTCTGGTAACTCTATGGCTTGATATCTCTTTTCATACATGGCTCTAACCATTGGGAATATATAGCAACCTTTACCTGCATAACATTTATTACAGATAGTACCTTTTATCTCTGCTAATTTACTTCCTGTCTTACAATATTCAATAGGTATACCCCACGCATACGAGGGCATCTTACTAGGATTAGATAGTGTGCCTATCTTTTTTTCAATCTCTTTTAGTTTCATCTGTTTCCTTTTGTTTTAATTCATATTCTTCCCAGTTACAACCACAAGCACCACAATCAGTAGTGCCATCATTAAAAAAAGTATTAATCATTAAGTATTTATCTGTATCACATTCAGGACAAACTTTTAATTTCATTCATCCTCCTTGTCGCTTTCTATTTCATCATGCAAGTTTTCAAGTGCCTGCTCTAAATCTTTTGTCATTGTCTCTCTGTAGTCTGCTATTAAACATATTAATGCTCTTTTAATTTCTGATGTACTTATCATATTTTTAACTCCAATTTTCTAATTGCAAATCTTAATTCATCTTTTGTTATGTGTCCAGATTTGTATCTGTCTGATAATTTATTATACAATTTTTGTATATGATCACGAGTTGTACCTGCATGATCACAAGCATCTGCACAAGCCTTAGTATAAAACCAATTTCTTGCACGTTGTATCTCTCCCATTGATAGGTTATGGCCTATACCTATTTCAAATGCATCTTCAAATGCTTGTTGTATTATACCTATCCATATCTTTTCTTCTGGTGTTCTTTTTATTGACTCTGTAAATACTTTTTCCATAATTATTATACCTTATTGAAACCATGTGTTGCACAGTAATATGCTTTGTTGATTATTATAACTGCTTTGGAATTACATTGATAACATAATTTTTCCCTTTGGTCAACTTGACGCATTGAATTATCTGTAAATTTATGATAAGATTCCCTGTCGTTGCAGGGGGGGTTAGTATATACTACATAGGGTTTACTCTTTATCTTCTTCCCATGATTTCTTTTTAAACAATTGTTCAAGATGTTCTCGCTTTCTTTTATTTTTTTCATACTCATTAATAATCTTATATGCAATTATACTAATTACAATAACTGCACACACATTGTACATAAACATACCTAGCCCATGATAGAACGTCATATTATTTTCCTATTAGTTTAAAAACTTTAATGCCCATTTGGCTTTTATTTTATCTTCATTAAGTAATAATTTAAGACTATTAAATTTAACTCTTTCAAACATAACTATTCTAAAGTTATTATTATCTATTAAGTTATTAACAGTATAAACTTTTTTACCTACACTAAACCATAGCAACCTAGATACAGGAATATTCCTCGGTGCTTTTTTCATTAGATCATGTACTAGTATATTCTCATCAGGGTTAGTAGTTCTTTTCTTACCCTTACGTTTATACATAGTACCATCTAATTGTTTCCAAGTAGTTCTATATTTTAAATCAAACTTACCTGTTCTGTAACTACCATCTTTTTTAATAAACCCTGCACGGATTTTCTTAGCTTTGGTTTGTGTCATTAGTGTAATAATAAAGTTTGACACCTTACCATTTTGTACATCTGCGTATATCATATTATCCTTATCGTTGATTAATTTTTTAGGGTATATTAGGACATTCGGAAAAATCCCTTAGTTCCACACTAGATAGGTTTTAACATATTCTTAATTAATCTAGCAACCGAGCCTAATTATACCCCCCTTGATTGTATTGTTTATACTAACGCCATATCTGGCACAAACAAAAAAGGGCAACCAAGTCTCCCTGATTGCCCTTTAATAATATAACATTAATTGACTTACGTCAATCCATGTCTATTGGTTGTACTTCTGGCTCTTGAAGTTCTGTCTGTGGTACAGGCTCTGTTATAGGAATAACCATCTGGTGTTTTTCCCACATAGCAATATCACTGTTCCAATAAGTAAATGCCTCATGCAATTTCCTTATTTCATAACCCATCTGTTGTGTAGGTTTTCTGTCATTCTCTATTAAAGCTAAGATATTAATAGCTTTTTTACGGACAGTTCGCATCCATTTAAGTTCCCAACTTAAATCAACTGAGGGTTTATCTGTTGTTGTTGGTGTTGTAGGCTGATTGCCTTCTACGTTTTCTAACATATGTGTTCCTTCCTTTAAAGTAATTATAAATTACATTAAATATTTATATACGTCAAATAAAAAACCCCCCTGTATTTCTACAAGGGGGCATCTTTTTAACTAGAGAGGGAAAAAAAGATTGTTACGAGGTATTGGCTTTTTTAGATGGGCAACTACCCCACCACTGGACAATATTAAGTTCCTCCAATTCTTTATAGTCAATGATCGGAACACCAATACTCTCTATCTTATAGCCATAAGAATTTTGTATCATATCAAATGTCCATTATACCAAGCTATTAAAATGCTTAACGCTGTCATAACAGCAAAGTATATTAGTATTAAATAAAATTGTTTCATAGTTTTTTTGTACAAAGGCTCATGGGGTGTTATCTATATTACTTTGCCAAGAATATAAATTTTTTTATACCCACCCCATAGATCTATTGGATTCATTGAGATATCTCGTTAAACCCAGATGATAGGACTTCTATGTTGCAACAGCCTACCCCCAACATTTACTACCACATATACATTGTTAATTCATAAATGTTTACGTACAATTTCATATTACTTTAATCTTTTTAATACGTCAAGTGGTGTATTAAAGAATAATCTTATTTGCTTTTTAAGATTATCAACACCAATTTCATTTGCCTTATCTGTTAGTTTTACTTTTGTTGCAAGTTCTAACGGACTAGGGGTTAATCTTATTTGTTTATTTTTATTCTCATGAAATCTAGCTTTGTTCTCTGATTGAACATGAGATATTTCATTACTAGTTTGATCTACCATTGTTATGTCCTTTTCATTTGTTTATATGGAAGGGTACTATTTCTCAAGTACAATTACAGATATTCAAAGCCGTTCTCTTATCTACCTTACTAGGAAACATCGTAATATCCAACTCCCAGAATTACATAGTACAAAAAAAAAGCCCCTGCGTCAAATCTGACACAAGGGCTTTAGTTTTTACGAGTTTTATTACTCTCGGACACACTTCTGTCAAGCAACCGATATGTGTTATAGACTTCGGCTTGTCTTATTTATACATTACTAAATAAAAAACCCCCTGTCAAATTAATGACAAGGGGTTTAGGTACATTATAACTACCTCACTTTACTATGGTTTATACTGCAACGAAACTGATCAATACGCCAAGCACTACCCATAATAAAGATACATACATTATTGCTTTCATATTTTTACTCCGTTGTTATAAAAAATATTACAAAAAAAATAAAAATATGTCAACTAATGTTTTTTAAATAATGATAATATTATAAAGACTAATAAGAATAGTATTAAAACTTGAGGTACTTTGTCTAAGCTATTAAATAATTCAATCATAATTTAATAAACTCTAAGATTAAGTAACCCCAAATAAAAATGTTTAGTATAAATAAAGATATTGTAAGTAAGTTAATTGTCATGACACCCCCTAATCTAATAGTACGTAGTACTCGTTAATAAAATGTTTTTGAAACCAATAACGACCCTGATTAATTATCTTAGCCATTTGGAATTGTCCGTTATTATAAAATAGTTCAGATCCTTTTATTACATCATAAACTGCAACAGCAAATTTTGGTATTACTGCTTTTTTACCTGTTGCAATATTAGTTACTGTCTTTAATTCACTTGCTGTTTTTGGATCAACTATTATATCAAATGGTATTTTAATTTCTTTATTCTCAAATGTTATTACAGTATTTTTTTTCATTTTGTTTTATTCCTATTAATTAGTTAATACTTCATTAGTATATGCAAAAATTGCATAGGTCAAATAAGTATTGTATTTATTCGTTAATGCATAAAAGCCATATTTTGTAGGGGTTATTTACTATAAATCAAATGAGTTGATTATAGTTAAAAAACCTAGGTTTTATGGGGGTTATTTAAAAAAACGAATAAAACTGATAATTAAATTTGACTTGTATGTATATATGTATATAAATTTATTTATGTTTAAAAATAAAAAAACCAATAATGAAAGTGAGTATAAAATGTTAGATAAAAAACTAAATACAATGCTAACAAGTATAGGAAATAACACTATACAAAATGAAGTTACCTCAATGGGTATAGTTCAACGTAATAATGAATTATTCCAAGATGGTAACTTTAAATATAATAATGACAGTATCTATTCTATGTTAGGTATTAAGGCCCCAAACCAAATATTAACAGAGACAAGGGGCTTTGATAGTGTTGACAGAATAAACATGGAACGAAAAAGATTAGTTGATCGTATCATATTGCCGTTAGCTAATTTTAAAAACTTAGTTGAAAGTGAAAAAGAAAAAGCAACAAAGTTAGATAAGAAAAAAACAAAAGAGAATAATAAGTCTAAGCCTGAACCTGATCACACAGTTAAAAAATCTAATGAGAAGATTATGGCTAATGCGATTAGAACCACAGCTAATAGGGTTATGTATCCATCTTTATTTATAATGACCTTAGACAAATCTAATTATAAATTTGATAAGAAGGTTGTTAGAATAAATTTATTTTGTTTAAAATCAGAAATAGTTAAATCTGTTTTCGGTTTAGATATGGATAAATTAAAAGAAGTAAATCCTGATAGTAAGGTTTATTTTGTTGAGTGTAATTTCACATTGTTAGAAAAACTTACTCAAAAATATATGTTTAAAGTTACAGTTGAACGAAGTATGACAGCAAGTGAGGAAAGTGAGGAATTAGAAAACATTACAGATGAGGCTACCTCAGGGGAATATACACCTGAGAAGGGTGACAAAATGATGAAGTCTATATGCTCACAATTAACTTACTTAGACGATAATGAAGGCTTAGACTCTATTCTTAAAGTTGAAAACCATATAAGAACATTAACTAATTATGGGAATAAACTTGAGGAATTAGTCGAGACTTTAAGAAATCAATCTAAAAATGGAATTGTTAAAGATATCTATGGTTCATGGGTTGTTGATAGTGCAACAAGTGTAGAGTTAAAAGGTAACACAATTGAGGAATTAAAAAGTAATTTTAATAAACAATTTAAAATTGCGGTTTAATTAATAATAAACAACAAGGAACCCCCTTAATTGGGGGTTTTTTGTGCCTAAAATTAGCCTTATTATTATTGATAATAAAATTATATTAACCAATAAAAAGGATATAAAATGAATAAAAAAGAAATAGCAAAACCATTAACAAAAAAATATCTTGTTAAAATTGCAGATAGTTTTAAAAAATTTGCACCAATAGATATAAGGTTAGTTAATGAATTGATGGATATATTTGAGGATATGAACCCTAGATTTAATAGGGGTATATTTTTAAATGCTGTACTTAAAAAAGATATGCAATTCCAAGATATAATAAAAGAAAACAAAATATTAAAAAGTAAAGTTAAATGTTACGAGCAGGATAATAATAAAAGATTTGAAGAAATTGAAGTGCAAAACTTCGAGAACGATTTAAACTCAGTTAATAATTAATTTAGTTCCCTCTAAATAAACCCCCTAGGCTACCACCTGGGGGGTTTTTTTTGTGCCTGAGTAAATCTCCAAGTAGTTTCCAGGGGGGTTTATAGTTACAAAATTTTACACCACCTTAAATAATTCCAAGCGGTAACCAAAATAAAACCAAGGGAACCCCCTAGGTACTACAAATAAAAAAACAAGCTACAACCACAGAAAACCCTAGGGGTAGGCAGGGGACACCACTGGGTGTGTATATAGTATATATAGGATTACCAGAAAATCTGGGGTATCCCTGTAAACCACCTAGTGGCCATGTTTTAGGGCTAATTATTCCGACCATATTACTAGGAATACCCTAGGGGGTAGCTGTAAATTTACCTATAGTATACATGTTAGGCCCCCCTGGAGGTTCCTAATAACATTATACACCCCATACTCAATTTTGTCTATGTCTATACTGTCGCAGGCTACATTATTTTAAAAAAATACTTGACAAAATTGTTAATCATCACTATAATAGGTAAGTATATATTATTCAAAGGACACACATACACGCATATTCAGTAGAACAACATGGGTCATCACGAATAATCATAAAATTATGCTAGATCTAGACATAAACAAAGTAAAACAACTTCCTTTTAAGGAAATAATGGAGATAATTAATGCAAACAATGGATTCTTCTATAACAAAAACTCAAAAGAGAAACTTAACCGATATGCAGGAGAAGTTTCTAGACGTATTGTTTACAGAAGCAAAAGGAAATCCACGAGAAGCCGCAAGAATAGCAGGTTATTCCGAGCATAGTTACCCAAAAGTTGTAAGGAATTTAAAAAAAGAAATCACAGAGCTGGCGGAAGTACATTTATCTACGCACTCTGCAAAAGCAGCTACTCGTTTAACAGACCTACTAGACGAAGACGGGACCACACCACACTCTAACATTCGTCTAGCAGCTGCGAACTCTGTATTAGACAGGGTTGGTATAACAAAGAAAGACCAATTAGATGTAAATATGAAAGCATTGCATGGAATATTTATATTACCACCAAAAGATGGAACCAATACGGATAAAAAAGAAAGCTAGAACCATACCTTTTGGTTTTAAACAGGCTGAAGACCCTAATTACTTAGAGCCTGTAAGAGAAGAATTAGATGCTCTTAAACAAGCAAGGGAATATTCAAAGACTTGTTCATTAAGAGAGACTGCACAATGGCTACATAGGAAAACAGGAAGATACATATCACATGTCGGACTTAGAAAAAGATTTGCAAGAAATAGCACCACCGAAACCGAAGAGAATAATCCAAAAGAAAGCCAAGAGATCAGTTAAAGAAATTCTAGCTCGCACTCGTAAGAAGGTTGCAAAGGCAGAACAAACTCTACGTTCTGCAAAACAGTCAGCAGAAAATACCAAGAAGAGATTATTAACTATTGATAAAGCTCTAACTGGTAAAGAGACACAACTACTTACCGAAGACATAATTGAGAGTGCACCTAAGACTGTACAAGAGCATGTGCAAAACCAAGAAGTTATCTTTAAACCTAACTCAGGTCCACAGACACAATTTCTTGCAGCTTCTGAAAGAGAAGTTTTTTATGGTGGAGCACGAGGCGGTGGTAAATCATATGCGATGCTAGTTGATCCGCTTCGCTATTGTACATATTCAAATCACAGGGCACTCCTAGTAAGGAGGACAATGCCTGAGTTAAGAGACTTAATTCAAAAGTCTCAATTGTTATACTCAAAAGCATTTCCTAATGCAAAATGGAGAGAACAAGAAAAAGAGTGGCGATTCCCCTCAGGGGCAAAGATAGAGTTTGGTTACGCAGAGAACATGACAGACGTTTTACGTTACCAAGGTCAATCATACACATGGATAGGAATAGACGAACTTCCACAATATCCTTCGCCAGATATATATAATTTTTTAAGATCTTCTTTAAGAT